AATTACATCAAGTTGGTAATTGCAGCTTTTCTGTAATATACATTCAGGTGAGGATTGGATGTCAAATCACCAGTAATACGACCAGTTGAAGCACTTGCATTTTCTGCAAATGGATTTGCAACTAGACCATAACGTGTTTTGAAAGCAATCTGTGGTTGAAAACTAGAACTATCAACCGCACGAACCATTTGCAACGGAACGTATGGGCAATAGAAAATTCCAGCATCCATCGGTGAATCACCTTTATAACCTACACAATAAAATTCTTGTGCATTCGCATCAGCATATGGATCAACATATACTTTATACCGACCATTAAGAACTCCGGCAAAAGTTGAAGACGAAGTATCTGTATTCAGATCTGTGCTCATTGCAGGAGCATAATCCAACATACCTGCCATCTGAAGGGCAGAGGCAACATCAGATGAAGTCATCAGAATGTTTCCTTTTCCTCTTCGTGTGTCTTTACCAATCTGATTTGCATCTTTTTCAATCTGCATCATCAGACCTTTGAATTTCTCAACCATCCAACGACCATTGGAATCGGTATCAAGGTCAAACAGACCAGCAGTAGTTGTACCAATTTGGGCACCAACTGCGGCATTGATATAAATCTTACGAATTACTTCTCGATTTATCTCTGCAAGAATTTCCATAGACAGAATGTTAGCAAGTTCTGCTTCTGCATCCAGACCATGAACTGCACGTAAATCCTGTGCGAGTTCCATTGAATAGGAACCTTTCAGGGCACGTGTACCAGCGGCGATTGAAATCTTCTCAATTGAGAAGGACATTTCACCAGCAACATCGCCCTCACCACCGTCTGTTTCCAGAGCACTTGATGCAGCAAATTCTGTACCAGTTTGTCCACTACCGTCACCAGCCGTGATCAAAAGACCAGGCGTCTTAACAGTATCACCTGTATTTGGAGTACCTGACTCACTTGCAACGGTGTCAGCATTGACTCCAGGCATTTCCGCACCTGACATAGAATTGACTCGACTCTTGAGTGCGAAAATCAATCCAGTTGGGCCGGACATAGGTTGTACACCACAAACATCGTATGCTACGAGTTGAGGCATTGCACGCCGAACCATTGAGATCAAAACTGGATCTGCGAAATCGGCACTTACATGGGTTTGGTTTCCAGCACTACCACCTAATGATGCGGATGTGTCAGTAAGACCCATTACAGTAGTAGGGGTTGCCTCCATTAAGAGTCCTGCACCACCTTGATCTTGAGAATATTGTTTTTCAACATTTTCAAGACACATAGCGGTGACTGCTCTACGATATGGATCACTGATCTTAGGAAGATCTGGATGATCCAGAACTGGAGCCCACTTTTTATTAATTGTTTCTGAGAGTTGCATTTTTTAAACTCCTTATATTGTTAAAAAATATTTAAATTATTAATTACGAGCAATAGCTTTACTATATGCTTCCATGATGTTGTTCAACTTAGGGTCAGAAACTTCTTCTCCATCAGATGATACATCACTTTCCTGTTCAACATTTTCATCCTGTTTTGTTTGATTTGGGAAATAACTTTCCTTAATCGTCTTAACTTTATTCTCAAAATCATCTGCATCATTTTCGTAAGAAACACCCTCTACGAGAGTTTTCATCTTTTCGGATTGTGTGTCTGCAAGGTCTTCGCAAACTTCTTCTAAGATCTTGTCCTTACGATATTCGTTAAGTTCACTTGTAACTTGAACGTTATCATCGATTTGAGAGTTCAATTTTCCTTCAAGTTCTTCAACCTTGTCGTAAAGGCTTTCAACGATGTCAACTTTTTCGTCTGGAACTTCAATATAATGTTCAGTAAAGAGATTTTTAAGTCCGCCTATGAACTCTTCAGTAAGTTCACTTTTCAATGAACTATCAAGTGCAAGTTCGTTCTCTTTCATCCACTCTTCAACTACGTAGTTGAGATAACCATCGACTTTTTCAGTCAATTCGTCACGGAATGAAACAATCTCTTCTTGAAGATTTGACTGATACTCTTTTTCGAGTTCGTCAATCTTTACAGTTGCAATTTCCATTACCTTCTGGTGAACTGCGGCTTCAAAGATAGTAGAAGCTTTAGTCTTAAATTCTTCTGAAAGTTCTTCACCTTCAACCAATGCATCGATATCTTCTTTAACATTGATTTCAGGCATGGAAATTTTAATTTTCTTTTTCTTTTTACCTATTTTACCTGTATCACCTTCTGGTGTTGCATCATCTACTGTTTCTCCACCTAAATCTTCTGCTTCTGCAACATCCATAAGATTTTTCCACTTCGCAGAAACTTCTTCTTTCTTCAGACCATTGACTTTATCGAAAAGGGCTTTAATCATAGCAGATTTAGTAGAAGGAATTTTAACTTCCTCTTTCTTTACCTGTTCATCTTCCTCTTCTTCGTCATCATCATCTTTTTCGTCATCTTCGTCACCTTCTTCATCATCATCTTCTTTGACTTTTGCTTTGGGTGCTTCTGCAACAATTTCTTCTTTGTCTTCTTCAATTTGTTCTGGAGCTTCAACAAGTCCTTCTTGCTCAGTTTCTTCCAGAATTTCTTCTTGAGTTGTATTTTCCATAGAACTTGATACTCCTAATAGTTAATGGTATATTTCGTTTACTGTAGTAATATTTATAATATCACAACTTTGATAATAAATTTTTAAACTCGTTTATTTTTACTTCCTCAAGTTTTCTGGAAGAGGCTTTTAGAATATTATTCTTTGCCCGTTCTATATCCTGTTCACGCAAAAGTCCATTATCCCAAATCCATTCTCTTCCTTCCATAATACCTTCTACGAAAGCATTAGGTGCTGATGGATCTGCAACAATGTCTGCTGCGGTTGCAAGATAGAAATCTTTTTGTACAATCTGAGAGTTCTTTGCATCTGGTTTTAATGTTCCCATTCCCCTTGAAGAAACACCTAGTCTTGCACCCTCATCAATCAAACACTTAACAATTTGTCCATTTGGTGTATTTAAAACTTTTGCACGCCCAACAAAATTCTTACCTTCTTTAACCAAAGAAGTGATCATATGTGATGCACGATCTAAATTAACTGTCGGGCCGTCAGGATGACCAAGTTCTCCAAATGCACGTTTTGGTTCTACATATTCCTTGACATATCTATTTACTTCATTTTCAAGAACATCTAAAGGATATACTCTACCGTTTTTATTCTTTTTTTCAGACTGCATGAAGATACCTTCAATGAAGTACTGCTTAGGTTTAGCACCTTCTTCAATTAATTCATACTCTACAGATTCTTGTAATTCGCATATAAGTTTCATTTGTCTATCCTATTTTGCGTTACTGAATGCAAAATCCAAGATTTTTAAGAAAGATTTTGTATCTTTGTTCATGTTATCTTGCATTTTTTTCTTGTTAGAACTATTTAGTGTGTCAAAGGTTTTCAGAATAGTTTTTGCGGATTCGGGGTCAATTGGAACTGTAGTACCACTTTTAAACTTAATATCCGATTCTTTTTTCTTTTTTACAACAGATCTCAATTGATCTACAACATCTTCTTTCAAAGGTTTTTCTGACCGAATTACCTCTTCGACTTTTCTCTCTTTAACAGGAAAACCTATTGATTTTCTAAACTCTTTGTATGTTTTCATCAAATTCCAGAAGAAGCGATTTTAGTATAAGTGCCGTTTGTTTGATTTGTCAATAAAAACTGATCCGAATCTTTATGAATAATGGTCAATGAAGCGGCTGGTACAGTAACAGAACCTTGAACTGTTCCACCTGTTCCTCCTTCAGTTCCATCATTTTCAACTACTGAAATGATTGTAATCGCTGATGCGTAAACTGCAACCGCTGTTGCTTTACCCAAACTCAATTCTGTAGCAGTTGTGGCAGTTTTTGCGGCTAATAGTTTCATTGTGTCTCCGTTGTTTCTGGTTCTGGTTCAGCCTGAACCTCTACTTCTGGTTCTTCGATTGAAATTTCTTCTTTATCTGAAAACATTCTGGCAGAAACTTCTCGTTTTCTGGTTTCCAATCCATCTATCACCTTACTTGTGATTATCTGATCAAATGCATCATGAACCTGTGTAGGACTACTTTGCATTGAATAATCTATAATATCTACTGTCTTAAAATCTTGTTGAACTTCTTGTTCTGCCATTTTTATCTCCAAAAATTATCTATTAATATTTATAAACTTTTAAAGGTGTAACCCTCTAATATTCTTCTTCTCCACCTTCTTCTTCACCTCCACCCTCTTCTTCTGCTTCTTTTGCAATCAATTCATCTTGTTTCTCAACTTCTGCCGCTGTTTGTCTGAGAATATTTGCTCGGAACCACTCTTTAGAATAATATTTTCCAACATATTCTTCTGAGTTTCTTGCAAGATCTAAACGTTGAGACATAGTTTCTTGATGTTTAAATT